TGATGTTGAAACTGCGCCTTGTGTTCTAGTACCGAAGATTAAAGAAGACTGTTGGGAAAAAAATCGATGTCCATACTATAATGCACGTAATACATCTGTATTATCAAAGTTTGCTGTACTTAATTATAAAATGTTTTTATCATTACCGAGTCATATTAAAAGAAAGAATTTTATTATATGCGATGAAGCTTCAGAACTAGAGGACGAGTTAATCAAAAGATTTTCAGCAGAAGTAAATTATGAACGCTTAAAGCTTTATGGTGTTGAATGCCCGGTTCTTATTACGGATAGCATGGATAAAACAAGAACCTGGATTAGTGAATTTATTTTTAATATCAGTGAAAAAACAAACCAACTTATTAATCGTGTAAATAAAAAGCAAAGAACCCTCTCACAGCCTGAAAAAATTAAATTACAATATTTAAAATCATTATACAGTTCTCTTCTTGCGGTAGATAATTTATGGAAAGATTGCGAGTATGTTATTGATAAGGACAGCAAGCGAGTCGTACTAACACCACTTAAAGTCAGTAAGCTTACAAAATATATCTTTGATTATGCTGATAATGTAGTACTAATGTCTGCAACTATTATTGATCATAAAAATTTTGCTAAAAACTTAGGTATAGAAGATTATGATTATGTAGAAGTTGAGAGCGATTTTGATGCACAAAAATCACCGATTTATGTTTCATCTCAAAATAAACTCAATTATAAAAATTTAACGAATACTCTCCCCTCTATTTGTAATCAAATAAGAGCACTAACAGACCATCATTGTCTCGAAAAAGGTATTATACATACCCATTCTATGGATATAACTAATTTTATTAAAAGTAAATTAGGTAATAGTAAGCGATTTTTATTTAGAGACGATATGACCAATAATGAAGAAATTTTAAAAGAGCATTATGAATCCGATTTTCCAACTATACTGGTATCACCTTCGCTCGCTTTTGGTGTCGATTTAAAGGATCATTATGCAAGGTTTCAGATTATTGTTAAACTCCCATATCCTCCGCTTTCTTCAAAACATATTAAAAAGAGGTTTGATATAGACAAAGAATGGTATGAAAATAAGATGCTAAATGCGTTAGTTCAGGCCTGTGGTAGAGCAACTCGAAGTAAAAATGATTTCTCTACTACATATATACTTGATGGTAATGTTGTTAACGTATTGAAAAGATGTAAACATAAGCTTCCAAAATCTTTTATTGATAGGGTTTGCTAATAAATAATATAGTGAGAAAAGAAACATTTCACTTTGAGATAAAGGATCTTATTACGCAGTTTGTAGCTGCGTTTGATGATATTATAATTAAACGTTACGATAAGAATAGAGAATCACAAAATAAGGTTCAAGTAAGATATTTGTATGCTCCCAAGCAGAGAGTGTTATATGATTTGGTTAATAGAGCGCAAAATTTAACAGTGCCTGTTATAGCTGTTAATATAAACAGCGTTAGTAGAGATGAAACAAGAGTGTTTAACAAGTTGGGCGGCTTTTATATTGCTCGAGGCACTGGTGAAAAAGATACACAAATTAATTCACAATTTTATAGAACACCAGTTCCTGTAAACATACAAGTTAATATGTCTATTGTTACTAAGTTTCAAACTGATATGGACCAAATTCTTTCAAATTTTATACCATATAACAATCCATATATTATTCTTTCCTGGAAAGTACCTAATGAAATTGCAGCATCTGTTGTTCCTCAGGAAATAAGAAGTGAAGTCACCTGGGACGGCGGTGTTACATTATCTTATCCTACAGATATCGCTGCTAATGAAAAATATAGAATAGTAGGGGATACGGCATTTACGATTAAAGGATGGCTGTTCCCTTATGCTCAGTCACCGGTAAGTAATATTTATACAGTACAAGCAAACTTTAGGGCTTCTTCATTAATAACAACCTACGACGAGCTATCCGGCGATACATTTGTATACCCTGTAAGCACCGGTCTAATTAATGAGACAGAATCATTTACCCTGTCATCTAATCCGCAGTTCACTAATATAACTTGGCAGAATACTTTGTATAGCTAATAAATAAACAGTTTAAGTTTAGAAATTGAATATAAATATATTATATCCCTATGGCTCAAGATCCTAATAGAGAAAGTACATTCGGTAGAGATTTGATGAAGTTTATCTCATCTAAACTCCCTTACCAATCATTAAGCGTTGAAGATAAAATTAATAAACTAAATCCAAAATATAGCGAGTTTTTTGATAAAGGTACAAAAAGAGAGGAAGCACTTTCTCGTCAATCAATATCATCATCTTTAACATTTACAGATGATTTATATGCTAATGTAGTTCAAAATAAAGATTACCATAACTTTATGTATGCGAACCTACAGCCTGATAAAGGTCGTAGGTTGATGGATTATAGGGTAATGGCTGCTTTCTCTGAGGTAGCTGATGCATTAGATGAAATATGTGATGAATTTATTAATAAGGATGATAACGGCGATATTGTTAAGCTAAAGATAAAGACAGATTCTCTTTCCGAGGAACAAAAAGAAAAACTAAGAAAAGAATTTCAAAAATATATAGGGTTTTTTGATCTTGAAAATAGAGGTTGGGAGTATTTGAGACAGCTGCTTGTTGATGCCGAGCTTTATTGGGAGCATATTATACATAAAAAATTCCCTGAAGAAGGTATCTTAGGCGTAGTAACCGTACCCTCTGATTTAATTGATCCAATTTTTGAAAATGTACAAAATCAAATAGTACGCGGCTATCTACTTCGAAAGAATATTTACGATGCTAAGAACCCTGGTAAAGTAGCAAAAGTAGAGCTCGTGCCAATGGATGTTAATCAGATTACCTATGTTAGTTCCGGAATATGGAATGAATCTAAAACCTTAAGACTTCCGTTCATTGAAAATGCAAGACGTGCATATAGACAATTATCTCTTATTGAAGATGCGATCGTAATTTATCGCTTAGTACGAGCACCAGAGCGCTTGGTATTTAACGTTGATGTTGGTAATATGTCTCCACCTAAAGCAGAGGCTTATTTACGTAAATTAATGCAAAATTATTGGTCGCGTAGAACCTATGATGCTGATCAAAGCGCAACAGTACAAAAATTTAATCCGCAATCAATGCTTGATAGTTTCTGGTTTGCAAAGCGCGCAGGTTCCACCGGCACAGAAGTTGTACAATTACCTGGCGGTGCGAACTTAGGTGAATTGACAGATTTAATGTACTTCGTACAAAAGCTCTATAAATCACTCAAAGTACCTGTTACTCGGTTAAACGTTGAAGATGTTTTTAAAGATGGTACAGATATACTTCGCGAGGAATTAAAATTTGCTAGATTTATTATTCGTCAGCAACAGCGCTTTGCAGCTGGCTTAAAAAATGGCTTTACGACACATTTAAAGCTTAAGAAGCATTGGGAAGAGTATAAGCTTCGTGATACAGATTTTGAGCTAATGTTTAATGTGCCGACTAATTTTTATGAATTAAGAGAAAATCAGAAGTTTCAACTTAAGGCAGAAAACTTTAATTCAATTACACAGAGTGATCTTGTTTCAAAAACATATGCACAAAAGAAATATCTCGGTTGGACAGATTCAGATGTTATGGCTAATAGAGAGTTCTTGAGAAAAGATAGAGAATTACTTTGGGAGTTAGATCAAATTACAAACGGTGGTCCAAATTGGAAAGAGCTTGGAGCTGTTGCACCAGGTCAAGGTGCTGAAGGCGGCGGTGCAGGCGAAGGTGGAGTCGCTGGTGGTGGTTCAGCCCTTCCGCCGCAATTTGGACCTGCTCCAGCAACCGCCGGTGGTGAAGCTGGAGCTCCCGCAGGAGGAGCTGAAGCTGGTCCCGCTGGAGGTGCAGCTGCACCCGCAGCGCCTGCTGCTTAATTGGTTGTTAGAGTATAAATAACTATATGGACTGTTCCGAAATTACGCCTATCTCTGCTTTCCAGAGTACTAATCTTAATAATAAGATTGATTCGTTTACTAGATTAGGTGATAGAATAGTACGCTCCCTAGGAGCCCCTTTAATTAATTTAGAAATACATCATGATCAATTGTTTGAAAATATTTCAATAGCTTGTGAAATGTTTGCAAAATATGCAGGCTATTCAGAAGAGATGCTAGTATTTGACTCCGATTTATATAAGGACGGCAAGGGATTAAAGCTTGATGAACTATTCAGTATTACACCTTATTTTAATAAAGTAATAACACCTACCAGTACAGTATATGTAGCTTTTGATGCTATACCTGCAGGTACTTTTGCATCCTCTACATCACTCTCTAGTACATATGCAGATGGTATTTTTAAAAACCAGATTCTAACAACCTATGATTATTTGAGCGTTATTAATTTTGACGGTACTCTTGCAGATACCTTTAAGCCATCTAATAATAGTCAGGAAAAATTTGTTAATAGTTTTGATTATGATGTAATGGATTATAGAAAAGTAGTTGAAATAATTGATTTCGAAGAGGGCTCTAACACCGGTGTTAACACATTATTTACAATAGAACAAACTCTAGCACAACAAACATATTTTAGCTATGCAATGGGTAACTATGGCTTTGATTTAATTAGTTGGTATGTTTTAAAAGATTGGCTTAAAGTTAGAGAAAAAATGCTAGCAATAAGACGTGCGATAACATTTGATGATCGCACACAATATCTTGTAATGTTCCCACCTCCTCGTACTCCCGGCTCTGGTAGTAGGTTTTACGGTGTTGTTAGTTGTTATGTTGAAAGACCGTTAAGAGATATTATTAAAGAGCCTTGGGTATATCAATATGCTCTAGCGTTGAGTAAAATTGCTATTGGAAATGTGAGAGGTAAATATACGGGAACCACAATGTTTGGTGGTGGTCAAATTAATTACAATGATTTACTTTCACAAGGCCTTGCTGAAAAAGATAAGCTTGAACAAAAGCTATTCGAAGGTGCTGCTACCGGGTTTGGAGATGGCGCGCCTCCTTCGTTCTTTGTAGGATGATACCTCTTAATAGCTCTGACAAATATAGACAAGGTCTATTTAGACCTAAAAATACCAAGAAATATATTGGCCGAAATCCTCCCATCTATAGATCTGGATGGGAATTAAGATTCTTTAGATGGTGTGATGAAAATACTAACGTATTAGAATGGGCTAGTGAAGCTGTAATAATACCTTATATTAACCCCTTAGACGGTAAAGCACATAGATATCACACCGACGGCGTAATAGCAATTAAAGAAAAAGACATAATTAACAAATACATTATTGAAATTAAGCCTTCAACCCAAACTAGACCACCTGTTCCAGGAAAAAAAAGAAATAGTACTTTAATTTACGAAAACAAACAATATATACAGAATATGGCTAAGTGGGATGCTGCTAAAAAGTGGTGTGACAAAAGGAATTATAAATTCTTAATCTTGACAGAAAAGGAGCTAGGTTTAAGATAAATAGACCTATCGGGTATAAATATTAATATGTCGCTTCGTCTACTAGTAGAAACACCTGCGCCAGAAGAGCAGTTTGA